GTTCAATATCTTTTTGATCATTATAACTATGCAGACGTATTTGGTAGAGAGGAGTTTGGTTTCAGACATGATCCTAACACTGGTGGTGGAAAGGATATAAGGAAAGCACTTGATTATGTGGATGAGTGTATTGTTGAGGCTGGTGGGAAAACACAGATATACAAATATTGTTTGGGTGTGATGCTATTTAATAATGGTCTTCACTTAGATGTAATAGATCGTTTGGGTGAGTTAGTTGAATTGATGTTAAAGATAAAGGATAAAAAGATTCCTTATCCAGTGCCTAATCCTCGTATATACGATGAATATGCTATGTGGGTCATATTAAGTAGATTGGGAGCAGTAGGAGGTCTCTTCGGGGTGCAGGACGTGACTCAGGGATATGTAGAGCAGAAGCATAAAGAGTTCTTTAATCCTATTGTTTTGCACTATACAACTAAAGGTGAGCAAAGACTTGCTGAAGAGGATGAAAGATATAGTAATCTCCGCAGAGATGTTGATGAATTTGGTGAACACATTGATCCCTTCCATATATTATGACTGAACTAAAAGATTGGCTTAATTCTATTAACTTCAATAAGAAGAATCTTATTGAGGAAGATCCCTCTACAATAAAGGACTATGCTCCTTATATTATCAATCGTTGTTTATCAGGTAATATTGATTCTATCTTGTTTGCTAATGAGATGAATAAGTATTCTTTCCTAGACAAAGACATGCAATATTCATTTTATCTAAATACACTTAGGAAAAAGAAGAGATTTTCTCCCTGGCTCCGTAAGGATAAAGTCACGGACCTCGAAATCATTAAACAATACTATGGTTATAGTAATGAAAAGGCATCTAATGCCCTCAAGATATTAACCCCTGAACAAATTAATTACATTAAACAACGACTTGAAACTGGAGGATCGAAATGACTACCACTGAGCCCACTGTACAATGGTCGCAAGATCAAATGGTAGAGGTGCTTCTCAATGAACCCGATGATTTTTTAAAGGTTAGGGAAACTCTTACAAGAATTGGTGTAGCATCAAGAAAGGAAAAGAAATTATATCAAAGTTGTCATATCTTACATAAGCAAGGTAAGTATTACATAGTTCATTTCAAGGAACTGTTTGCCCTCGATGGTAAACATGCTAACCTTACTCCCAATGACGTTCAACGTAGGAATCGTATTGCTAGACTTCTTGCTGATTGGGGACTTATATCTGTTGTAAAGATAGATGATGTTGCAGACATTGCACCACTCAATCAAATTAAAGTTCTTGCTTTTAAAGATAAGAGTGAATGGGTATTAGAACAGAAGTATAATATTGGAAAGAAAGTTAAACCAGCAGAAGACACGTAACTTTACTAAAGTCTTTGAAAAAAATGCTTGACATATAAATACTTTTGTGTTAAAATGAAAACATTAGAAGTACACTGGAGGTAAAATGCACAATTTAATCTCGTATAATAATCTCAAAGCATGGCCTTCATATGAAGAGGCCAATGATACCGATCAAGTAACTGAATACTTTGAGTGTATCACGGACTGTGCGATAGATGACAAAAGTTGTATCAGTGAATGTAGATTAGTTTTAGACTAGAAAACCGAATAGAATGGGAGGGGTTTCACACCCCTCTTTTTAATGCTTGTGTGTATAATTAGTAGTGTACGCTTCGGGTACACAATTCACACTCGCTTAATAAGGAGAACCATGAACACACTAGCACGATACCATGCTGCAAATCTTCCAGATCTTTTCGATAAGATTACTAAGAACAGTATAGGAATGGATGACTATCTGAATACTTTCTTTAATTCAGATGTCCCACAATCAAATTACCCACCATATAATTTAATACAATTAAACAATCATGAGTCGAAACTCGAAATCGCCCTTGCGGGGTTTAAGAAAGATGAACTACAAGTCTTCACGGAGTTTGGAAAACTATATGTACAAGGCAAAAAAGAAGAATCAAAAGTCACTGGAGAATTTATCCATAAAGGATTGGCCCAACGTTCCTTTGAACGAGTCTGGACGGTCACCGATGATACGAAGGTTGGATCCGTCAAGTTTGAGGACGGACTCCTCAGTGTACAGTTAAATAAGATTGTACCAGAACATCATTCTCGAAAAGAGTATCTATAAATAAAACTGAATATCGTCGTCGTACCTAGAGGGGAAACTGGCAAAATCCAGTTGACTCCCCTCTTTTTTATTGCTATACTATAAGGAGGTTATTTTGTAATCATGGCTTTATCCCAACAAACATTAGATCATTTACTAGAAGCAGAATCACATTTAAGGGCAGCAGTTAGATCGGCGGCTACAAATGAGAAACCTATGGTGATTACTCAAATATCTCAATTGCTGATGGATGTTGAACATGTTAAGCAATTTGAGCACCTGCAAGATATCGTAGATGCCGAGCTGAAGAAGAGAGACTCTTGACAGACTCTCTTTTTTTTCTTATAATAGAAAGAGGTAACTATAAATTATGACGGTTAAACTGATACTCTTAAAATCAGGAGAGGACATCATTGCTGATGTTACAGAAATGATTGTAGGAGAAGGTGAAGAGAAAAAAGTCATTGGATATTTCTTTGATAAGGCATGTATAGTAAAACTTAAGGAAGGTCAAGAACCTACCGAAAAGAAATCTGCTTTTCAGGTTTCTATGTTTCCGTGGATGCCTCTCTCAGCTGATTCACATATTCCTGTCCCATCCGATTGGGTGGTAACAATGGTGGAACCAAAAGAAAAACTTAAACAAATGTATTTGGAGGATGTAGTAGGAAATGGAAAAGACAGTAAAGATAGTGACGTTAGTGAGTCATCACCTTCTGATCAGTGAGATTGAAGAAGCACCTGCGGCAGTTCCAGGTGAACCCGACTGTAGATTAATTAATCCTTTTATTATTAAGGATGATTTAGTCTTAGAACCTTGGTTGCTTAAAATAACCAAAGATGATATATTCATGATAAGTTCTGATAAGATTCTTACTCTTATAGATCCAACCCCAACCCTACTTGAAAAATATCAAGACCTTATTAAACCTACGGTTATTAATCCAACAATAGTATGAAATTCTACACCAACGTTCAACTAATCGGAAACCAATTCTTGGTCCGAGGAGTTGAAAATGGTAGAAGGTATGAACATCGTGATGAGTTCTTTCCGACTCTATTTGTGAAGTCAAAGAAGAAGTCTAAATATAAAACATTGAACGGAGAAACAGTTGAAGAAATCCATCCAGGATCGGTACGGGATTGCCGTGAGTTCTATAAGAAGTATGATGGAATTGAGAACTTTGAGATCTATGGCAATGATAGATATATCTATCAATATATTTCAGAGAAATACCCAGAGGATGAAATCAAGTTTGACATCAGTAAGATTAAACTTGTTACTCTGGATATTGAAACTACGTCTGAGCAAGGCTTCCCTGATGTGGAATCGTGCGTCGAAGAGATTCTGGCAATCACAATACAAGACTATACAACTAAGCAGATCGTTACTTGGGGAAGTAAACCCTTTAAGAATACTAGGAATGATGTAATCTATCATCATTGCCCTACGGAGTATGAGTTACTTTCATCTTTCATAAACTATTGGATGCAAGATGTTCCAGATGTGATTACTGGATGGAACATAGAATTTTTTGATATACCTTATATCTGTAAACGTCTTGATCGAGTTCTTGGTGAGAAGTTGATGAAGAGATTCTCCCCTTGGGGCCTTGTAAGTGAAGGTGAGGTTGTAAAAATGGGACGTACTCATATCACATTTGATGTGGGTGGTGTAACGCAGTTAGATTATATCAATCTTTATAAGAAGTTTACCTATAATGCACAAGAGTCTTATCGTTTGGATTATATTGCCAAGGTTGAGTTGGGGCAGCAGAAGTTAGACCACTCGGAGTTTGAAACCTTTAAGGATTTCTATACACATGGGTGGCAGAAGTTTATTGAATACAATATAATTGACGTGGAACTTGTTGACCGTCTGGAAGACAAGATGAAACTGATTGAACTTGCACTGACTATGGCATATGATGCTAAGGTCAATTATAATGATGTGTTCTATCAAGTTCGGATGTGGGATACCATCATCTACAACTATTTGAAGAAGAGGAATATTGTTATTCCCCCTAAGAATAGAT